AATCACCTACTATTGTAATTGTGTAGCCGTTGTAGTCTAATTCTGCTGTCGTTTTCATTGTTATTTGATTTTAAAGTTCTTGATAATCTGTAAATGGTTTCAATATTTTATAGCCCTTAGATTTTAAATGCTGTATCATTTGTTCATCTGTTATTGATTGGGCTGCAGGCATATTATTTTTTTCATTTTTTGATATTAAATTATATCTTATTTGCTTACAATGAAATAAGACTTTTTCAGCTTCTTTTATAGTTGGTTCACATCCTACCCATTTATAATTTTTCCCTTCACCTAAAATGAGATTATGATTTAATAATGAATTTTTCATATAAGTATCAATTTGATTAATTCTTATTTCTCTACTTATAGAAAAATACTTTTTTTCATACAAATAAGTTAAAAATTTGAAATACTTAATTTTTACTTTTGATTCTGTCGTTTTCATTGTTAAAAGTTTTTAAAGTTAATAATTTCATTTAATACGTCAAAATAATATTGCACTACTTCAGTGCTTTTTTTATCGGTCAAATCATGTACTAATAAATCTGATACAACGCAATCGCCTAATTCATCGGCAACCATTAAACAGATATTTATAGTTTGTAGCTTTTCTGTTTTGGTCATTTGTTCCCAGCGCCCGAAGCTATAACGCTGTATTAGTTCCGCTGCTTTATCCTTTGGTGTCATTGCGTAAATATCTTTCGGTGTACCAAATGCCATTTATACCTTCAAATTTATACATGTACTGATAAGAATCAGTAAACTTGATATCTATTACTGTAGATGTAAACGGTTTTGTAATTTTGTCATCATAGGTCACTATATCGCCTACGTTGAACGCTGATGTAAATGTGATTACTTTTTTCATTGTTGTTGAAGTTTTGAAAGTTTAGAAAGTGGTTTGTTTATTAGTCTTAAAATTTATATAATCAATTGCATCTTGCTGATTGTAAAATACTGCTATGATTTCATCTGTAAGTTCATCGCAAACTTTAAATTCGTTGTTAATTGTTTTGAGGTAAAGCATGTTGTTGAAGTTTTGAAAGTTTAGAAAATTGCAGTTGGTCGGATACTGCGCCCCGTGGCGGTGGTTATAAATAATAATATGTCATTTCTTTTCTATATCTAATGCTTACTTTATTTTGTTCTGATATGTGAACAGGGCTTGAATATGATTTTGTATCTAAGCCTAAACCTTTACAAAAAGCAATGATAAACTTTACATTTTCTTTTGCTTCAATCATAGTTAATAAATAATCTTTTGAAGTTTTTGATAAGCTTTGCATAATCTTAAATTTTGAAGTTTTTAATAATTCGTTCGTTCTATCTGAATGTAAAATTACAACCCTTTTTTAATTATGCAAACTTTTTTATAAAAATTTTTATAAATTTTTTAAATTTATTGAAACGCAACGGCCCGACATACCAGCGGCAAAACGCGTATTACTTCGCCTTGATGCGCCTTTGAGCCTTAATAAGATGGTATTCCATGATATTTGCCACGGCGTATTATTCAAAACTTTTTTTACAAAAACCGAATTATTTAGTATCAATAGGTCATCGCCAATGACACGAATACCTAAACGCATTAACCGTTCGTTTGCTTCGGCTTGCGATGGTTTAACTGATGGCTGATAGTTATGCGCGCATTCTACAAGTTCGCCTACGGTTTTAGTTCCTACATAGTTTTCGGCTTCTATTCGTATTTCTTGCGATAATATCTGTTGTAAGCATCTTTGTTCATCGGTCAAATCTTCTTTGTCTTCTTCATACTTGCGCATGTCTAAAATAGTAGCAGCTTCTTCTAATGCTATTTCAGCCGTTACCGGGTCATCGTGCAGCGTATGCCACCAACCGCCCATAAGCGCCCCGAATTGGTCACCTACTGCCCTATCTTCAGTTATAAGCGATACGGCGTGTGTAAATAGTTTTATGCTTTTTTGTATGTTATCGGCTAAGTTTAGCATTCGCGCTTGAAAACGTAGACCGAAGCCTTCAAAAATTATTTTATTCTTTAGCTTTTCAACTTCGTTAAATTGTTTTGGGTCGGGTAGTTTCTTTAGTTCCAAAACACAAAAACGGCGCTTATCAGAATCGTTAACTAACTGCGGGTTTATTGATACGAATAAAAAACAGCTTCTAACAAAATAATCAATAGCCTTACCATCTTTGCCGCCTTTAGCTATTGCAGGGCTTTTTTCACTACTTGCGGCCCGTGCTAATCCTATTATTTCTTGCATACGTTGTGCTGCGCGTTCGTCATTACCTTCGCCTTCATCAATTGTAACAGGTAACGCATCACTATTTAATTTTTGCCTTACCGCTGGTTCTGTTGCCGCCGTGCCTTGTACACTAACTGCAATGTTACCGATAACTTCATTAACTATATTTTCTAAAACCCATGATTTACCGTTACCGCGAGGGCCTGTTATCCAAACGTGGGGCCGCCATTTTAAAATACCGCTAATCGGTGCCAATGCTAACCAACCAGATAATAGTATTGCATCGGCTTTAGTTTGCCAATTTAGCTTATTTAGAATCTTTGGTATCATACCAGCTTCAGTAGGTAGCATCGGCGCTTCAATAGGCATATCAATAGCCTTGTTATAAACGTAGCTGTATTTAGTATCTAAACCGCCTAAATTGTAGCGCTTTTTATCCTGTATAAGCTGTTGCCCGGCATGAAACACAACGCCGTTTTTTTCTTGCCATGCACCGCGCCCGCGTATGTTTTCAGTATTATAGAATCCTACATGGTTACAAAAGTTTATAAGATAATCAGCCGCCGTAGTTACATCGTAATTACTATTGTCGCGATTAGGAAAAGATAGCAGCCAAAATTCTAAAGGCGCAATGCTTAATAAATTCGCCTTGTTTATTGTAGCAGCTTTGTACTTTACAATGCTCATAGTAGAACGAATGTAGAAATAATAAAGCATTTGCCCATCTTCAGTTCCCCAACCTAAGGGCCGAAAATAACCACCTATAAAACCTTTTTTATCAGTTTCGGGGGCTGATGCTGCCGGGCGTTCGGCTTTAGGTTTCTTTGTGTTTTGTTTGGGTTTTTGTTCCCAGTCAATTGGTTTGTCTTTCATTGTTAAAATAGTTCTATTTGTGTTAAAGGTATATAACTTGCATCATAGCGTTTATTTTCGCCTTTTGGATATGGTTCAATTTTATAAGGTAACATTTGTTTCATTTTTTTGCACTCATTTTTAGAACCTATAAAATAAAAATATCTATGCTTTTGCGCTCTTTGTACATAATATAATCTATTGCCAAAAATATCTTTTAATGCTTGCATCCTATTTTCTTTACCTCTTACTAAATCTTCAATTGTTGAATGATGTTGATTTTCTAAACCTTTAACGGCAATATCTTTAAAAGGTATAGATAAACCCGTATAAAGCCAATTTGTGGCCTGATAAATATAACCGTGATGGTTTTTTGAAGTATCAGCATAAGAAGCTATTACTAATGGTTTAGGCATCATTTTTAAACATTGACCTACAAAATAAGACAAAATATTTTTATGTAAGCCTTCATTTATAACAAGTCTATTTAGTTCCATTAACTTAAATTCATTATTCCATAAATTTCTTAATGTACTTGAAACAGGTGTACCGAACGTGCAAATACCTTGTAAATAATTATCTAAATCATATATTCCAAAAGCATATTCAATAGGTGGCAAACGTTTTGCATAATGTTTTTTTAAGCACCATTCTTTGCATAAATAACTGTCTATTGATTTTACTGAATATTTATTTTTTATGCTCATTGTCTTATTATTTGCTTACCTACATTAAATTTTTTAATATTCTGCATTAGTTCTCGCACCGTTTCAAAAACATCGTCAGTATCAGCGATAATCGTATTTATCATATTTATGCCTACTTTTATCAGTTCGCGCTGCACATGCTTTTGTATTAGTATTCTTGCATGGTATTCTAAATTTGCAGCACTTGCAACACGATTCGTTAGTTCAGCCAAATAAGCAGGACCGCCACAACGGTATTTTAGTTTTTCAGCAACCGTTACTATATCTACTACTTCAACCGATTGACAAAGTTCAAAAATAAGTTTGTGATTATCAAAATAAAAATGTTCGGGGCTTAAAAAATTTACTTTGTCGCGGGCGTTATTATCTACCAAGATAGCACCTAAAATAACCTGTTCTAAGTCTTTGCTATGTGGAAACGTAATTTGTTTTTCAAAAAAACTTTGTTCTTTTTCTTCTAACGTTACTATGATATTTTGCAGCGTTAAAAGTTGCCGTTCTTTCAATTGCCTATAATTTTGCCGCTTTGCATCGTCCTTAATATAAGCATCCATTTTTAATGCTTCATCTTTTAGTTCAGATAGTAGGCTTTGTGCTTCGTTGGTCATATCTCATCCGCTTTAAAGTCTTCATCAATCCAGCGCAAAATATCACCGATGCCGCCCGATTTTCTGACTTGTTTAATAAAATTTATTTGTTCTTTTGTTGCTTTGCCGCTTAGGTTTTTCACTTCGAGGGCTGTAAATATAGCAATTTTTTGTCCTATCATGTCTTTAGTTATAATTTTTTCGGTCCAACCGATTAAATCTGAACTGCCAATGCAAAGACCAAATGTTATTTGTCGCGGTTCAGTTATTATAGGGCGGCTGTTAATTACCGCCCGTTTGCCCTGAAATGCTGTGCCTGTATTGTTTCGAAATAAAACGCCGTGTTTACTGTGCCGCGCTTGCAATTCTTTGTATAAGTGTTGTTCTTTCATGATGCTGTAAGTGATGTTGTAAATGATGCTGTAAAAAACTCATAGCTTTGATAAATCGGATTCTAAGCGTTTTAAAAATGATTCTTCGCCATCATCATCAGATAGCAGCCAATCTATTCGATGCGCGTAAATATGCGCCTTTTTTAGAAATTCTAAACCCTCTTTGAATTTAGCTATTATTTCAGATGAGTATTCATAGTGGTATTCATCCTCCCATGATTCCCTACGTTCGCGCTTTTTACCGTTCTTTAAAATTACATCTTCTAACTCTTCAGCTATTTGATATATTTTATACTGGTTATATTCAAAATATCCTCCGCTCATGACTTTTTCTTTGTTTTAGGTGAACAGCCTAACCAAAAGCTAAATGCAAATGCTTTAGCGCGGTGGCCTTTAATTTTATACTTTGCTATTGTTTCGTCTAAAATGCGTTGCATTACTGCTTCTTCGCATTCGTATTCTAAAAACTTAATTTGCTTTTCGCCGCGTTCGTTTACTTCGGCATTAGCTACAAGTTCATCGAAATCGGCGGGCGGTTCTGATACTGCATAAACACGCCTGTAAATTTCTAATAGTATTTCATAATCTGTTTTTCGTTTCATAGTTTTCTAAATTTGTTTAAATAATTTAATGTTGCATTGCTTTTGTAGCCTTCAGAACCGCCGCACCACATTCGGGCTAACTTTTCGTAAGTTGGATAGTGGCCATGCTTTTGTGCGTATGTATGGCAGAAAATACCCATAGTTGCCCAGAAAACGTGCTTTGATTTTTCAGGGTTAAACATATCATCATGCGAATAGCCTAATAGGTCAGTCATTCCGCTACCTTTAACGCAAACGTTATAAATCTGGTACCGACCGAAACCGTGGCCGTTTGCTTCAATAACTGAATCTGTATTACCCGATTCTATTTGACCTATCTTGCGTATAAATTCCGAATCGCATGTGTCGCGGTAAATGGTTACCGTTTTGATTATTATTTTCGGTTCGGGCTGTTTTTGGCAGCTGAATAAAACGGCTAATAAGATAATAAATGCTGTTAGTTGTTTCATGTTAATTGTTTTATTTATTATTTAAAATATCATTTGGCATCGGATTGAACGACACTTAAGCTTGAAGATTTTAAAATGATATGATTTTAAATACCTTGTTTTTCGCCACATAAACTACAAATGATATAGAACTTTAAAACCCTGCGGTATCGGATTGAACGATACTTAAAACTTGACCATTAGCATATAATTAGTTTTGTTTTTCGCCACATAAACTACACAGGGCTATATTTTAAAATAATGATAATTGATTGTCTTCTGTTGCAAATCTGTTTTTAGCTTCTTTAAGATTCAAAACAGCTTGTTTATAGTAGCTATCTTTTAATTCTATTCCTATCGCTTTACGACCTAATGAAACAGGGCTGTAAACTTCAGAACCAACACCCATAAACGGCGTTAAAATAACTTCGCCAGGGTTTGAATACAAATCTACCAAACGGTCAATAACATCTAATTGAAGCGGGTGTACGTGCTTTTCATCGTCTTCTTCTTTGCTATCGCGGAATGGTAAAACGTTGCGTCCATCAATATCATCCCATACAGATGATGCGTAACGCTGCCAAATAATGTGCGCTTTTTTGTTAGTATGGTGTTCAGTCCAATTTTTATATTTAATTAATATATCTTCCCATTTACCATACTTTTCAATCATTTCTGGTAACATTGGTGTTTTACCAAAATATTGCTGCAAACCATTTGAATGAGTAACAGGAACTTTATTTTCACCACCTTTTCTAAATATTAAAACATAATCAGGAACAGCTGTAAAACATCTTGTACTATCTTCAACTATGTTTTTATGCATTAAACTTTGAACCATTGTTCTCATTCTAACTTCTAAAGGTTCTTTCCAAATAGTTATTCTATTGTTGTATGTAAAGCCGTGTTTTAAATGTAGCTTTATTATTTCGTGTGGAAAATCCCAAAGGTTATGCTTAGTTGTTTGTGTTATTATATCCTGACAATGAACTGCCGTAATTCTACCGGGTTTAGTTACTCTTGAAATTTCAGAAATTAAAAATTCATATTGTTCTAAAAATTGTTCTTTAGTTTCGCAATTACTAAAATCATTAGGACTACTTGAATAATTGTAAAGACCTGCAAAAGGTGGTGAATAAATTGATAAGTCAACACTATCATCTGATAATGTAGGCAAAACTAACATACAATCTGAATTATAAATTGCGTAGTTTTCTGTAATCTGTTGTTCTTTAACTTGATTTTCCATGTTGTTAAATAAAATTTGGTTTAATAATTTGTTTGTTAAATTCTTTATATTTGAACTCTAAGTTTTTACTTAAATTTTCTTTTATAGCTTTTTGAAATTCTTTTGCCTTTTCTGTCTTATATGAAAGTGCATCTAAAACCCTTTTTTGACCATCTGATAAAACTCTTTCAACTGTTACTTCATTAGTTTGCCCAAACCTCCAAAACCTTCGTACCGCTTGATAATATTGCTCGTATGACCATGTAGGAAAATAAACAGTATGATTACAATGTTGCCAATTTAAACCAAATGAAGTAATTTTTGGCTTTGTAATAAGTCTTTTAATATTACCTTCTGCAAAGTTCATTAAAATATCTTCTTTTTGGTCAACACTCATCGGTCCTTTAACTTCAACAGCTTCCTTATCTAATTGTGATAATAATTCTGTTTCATCATTATAATTTGCCCAATAAACAGATACTTTGTTAGCTGTTAATTGAACAGCCTTTTCACATCTGTTTTTAATTGTTCCTTTTTGTTCTTCAGCAACTTCAGACATAGTTTTAGCAATGCTGTTAAACATCATAATTTGACCGTTTATAATCCAATTGTTTTCATTTTTAACAAAGTGTGTATTTTCGGTTAAATTAGGTAAAATATATTTGTCACCATTAAAACCTAAATCATTAGGGTTTTTAACACTTAATGACCATTGATTTACCCATGAAAAAAAATCGTTTTTGGCGTGTGGTTTTAAATACCATTTTGAAGCAATATCTTGAGGCCTAATATTATTTTCATTATTTGCAAAAAATCTTTGCAGCATTTCCATATAAGGTAAATAACCTAATGCTTCGGAACTTGTACCAAATTCTATATAATCATTTGGAGCTGGTGTTGCTGTGCTTAAAAATCTATAAGGTATTTTTTTAACAAATGCAGTAACTTGATTTTTAATTTTACCGTTAAAGTTTTTTAAAATTGAACTTTCATCTAAAATAACGCCTTCAAAATCTTTTGAATCAAGATAGTGCAAACGTTCATAATTACAAATAACTATCTTTTTAGTGTGTTCACCTTTAATAGTTTGCTGAATGTCATCAATTCCAATTTTAGCAGCTTCTTTTAAAAATTGAAAACCAACTGCTAAAGGTGTTAATATTAAAACTTTTTTATTAGTGTGGTTTAAAATGTTTTGAGCAATACTAAGCTGCATTAAAGTTTTTCCTAATCCTGTATCGGCAAAAATAGCCATTCTACCCTTACGTATTGCCTTTTCTATAATATGCTTTTGAAAGTCAAATGCAATATCAGGAAAATATGTAGGTTCAAATCCGAAGTCACCTATTAAGTGCTTTTTTCGCTCCAAAAATTCTAAATACTCATTCATAATTTGGTTTGTTTAATATGTGTTAAAAAATTATTCCATGCTCTTTTAGCCGCCTGTTTTAAATCATTCTTATCAGCAGCATCTAAACCGTACTTTTTATTTATCCAGTCAATACTGCCGTTTTCTTTTAAAATACGGCTTTCAAAAATATAATAAACCCAATTGTCTTTGTGCGCGCGCTTGTTTTTTAGTTCCCATAAATCCGCTAATGTTCTGCTTTGTGCCTGTTCGCTTTTTTTAGCCTTTAGCAGTTCATCCAAGGTTGTATTATCTTTTACTGCAACCCCTGCAACTTCTTCTATCTGTTGTATTTTGATTTCGGGTTTAGCACCACAGTAGGGGCATTTAGGTTCGGTTTTAACGTAAGTTCTAAGGCATTCAATACAATCGGTGTATTCGGCTTCAAGTGTTTCTGTATCGCGTTTTTTCTTTTGCACGCCTTCTAATGTCCATTCGCGCGTTTGAAGTGGGTGTCCGTGTAGTTTCTGATTGCCAACGTGGTCTAAAATTAAACAGCGGTCTTTGCCTTGCATCGGTCTAAGTCCGCGCCCTACTATCTGTAAGTATAAACTAAGCGACATAGTACGTCTAAGCATACCTACAACGCTAACCGCTGGTATATCTGTGCCTTCACTTATGAGGTCACAAAATGTTACCACATGTAGTGCGCCATTAGCTAAACCATCAAACGCGGCTTTAATCTCAGCATCTTCTAAGTTTCCATGTACCGCAACCGCCTTAAATCCTGCAGCATTAAACGCGGCTGCTACATTTTCTGAATGCTTAATATTTACACATGAATAAATAGCAGGTTCGCCCGGTGCCAAA